CTACGCTTAACGGGCGCTACCTTGGCTGGGGGTTTCTTTGTAACCATTATGCGTATATGTCCAATTTACGGTTTGTAAAAATCTCTAGGCTAAGTTGGTTGCGTTCTGCCTTCTTTACATACAACTCAAACTCAAGATCGTCAATTTTGTCCTTCACCTTTTTCATCTTCAACGCTTGTGCATATTCTTCTTGCATACGTTCTGCCCTGCGTTCTAACGCATCTGTCTTAGTTGGCTCGCTTCCCGGCTGAACCATTGGATACCATTTGTGTATGGGCGGGATCATTTCTTTTCACGCTCAAGTGCTTTTTTGTATCCGTGTATGACCAATCCTCGCAACGTATGGTGATCCGAATTCCCATTCCACTCACTCATATTGTTCCACAACACTACGTAATCGGAACTCCGGCAAAACGGCTCATTTACCACCAACCAATCGTACATCTTCCGGTAACGCTCTGTTGGGTCATGTGTTCCCCAAGCGATTGAATAATACTCGCGTACATAGCAACCATTTTTGGCTGCGGCTCCAACCAACCCCAACAGCAGTAACAGAATGAGCCAACGCATTTACCACGCCCAACTCCATGCAATCATGTAAGTGCCAAAGATGACAAAGACCACCATACAGGTTGCCGCAATCAATGCTTCAACCCAGTCTCTCATGATTAGGGTGACTCAGGCCAAGTAACTGTCCAAGGAAAACCGGACTGTGTAGTGATATCACGCAAAGCTTGGCGGTAGGGTACCCAAGAAGCAGCGTCTACAGGAGCGTCAGCTAACTGTGTCCAGTCTGATTTTGCCAAACGCGCATTGCGATCACTGCGCACGCGGTCTTCCACGGCACTTTTAATACGTGCTTTTTCCTCGTCTGAACGTGGAGTTTCTATCCAGTTTGTCGCCCAGACCCCGTCTTGAATGGTGGGCACGCCCAGCGCATACGTATAGGCTAAGTTGTAGGGGGGGTTTGTGCCCTTGACCACCACATACCCATCAGGGATTGGCGTGCCGTGCGTGTCCATTGGGAACAAAAGGTCTGGAAAACGATTAGCCAAATCGCCTTCGTAGAGAGGGAATTCAACGGCAACACCATTTTCAATTCGTGCGTAAGTCGTCATGTTTTTCCTTATGTCAGTTGTGTCAGTATGTAAGTGGCAGAAAACGATGCTTCAGGATTTGTACTGGTTGAGGAAGTTTGCGTACCTGCAGAATCAACAACACCAACAGTCCCAGCCACAAAATCGCTTGTTGCGGAAGTTAAAGATGTGCTCAGTCCAAAAGACATGTTTAAAGGTGCTTTGTACATGTACGAAGCAACGGTGTATTGTTGCGAACCAAGCGCAAGTTGAGTTGAGCCTGCGGTAACGCTACTTGCTCCAGTGCTAGTACCGTTACTAATATACCTTTGCGCAATTATGGAGCCGGTAGTAGCATTTAGTTTAACAAATGACGGGCCTACAGAACTATTCGACCTGCCAGCTGAATAGTAGGCTGTTCCGTCGGTACTTACGGCTTCTAGAAAGTTGCCTATGCCGCCAGAATTAAGCTCTTTCTGCCAACCAATAGTTGTGTTATATATAAGATACTCTTGATAACTAGCGGTATAGGTATTATTGTATGTTGTGAAGCCAAACAAAAAGTCTGATCCTAAAGACGTAAAACCCATGTAACCGTTTGTAAGAGATCTGGTAGGAGACGCTAATGCAATTTGCCCTATCACTACGCCTGCTGTATCGTATGTACCCGCACATATTTGGTTGGCCCCGGTAGCGCCAGCCCCTACCACAAACGAATACGCAATGCCCGTCCCACTGGCAAAAGAGGTTAAATTCATGCGCGCTTCTGGGGCAACCGCAGGTAATATGTTACGAACCCACCGCTGTGTGCCAGCACTGGTAAAACTCATGATAAACATAGAAGCGCCAAATTCATCCCACCCGCCTACATACACGTTTTCTGATGCATCAAGACAAATACCTTCACAATAAACATTACCACTAGCAGAAATGTGTCGCTGCCATTGCAAAACACCCGACGAGTTGTATTTAACAAGAATCCCGACAGTATTTCTAACACCTGTAATGTACGAGTTGCCTGCAGTTGTAGTAACCATGCGGGTGTATTGTCCCCCAGTAGTAAAAGAGCGCGTAAATTGGTTTGCGCCAAGGCTAGCTACTTTGTTAAATGTCGGCAAGGAACTAGAACGGTTCATTGCAGAGTAGTAGTTGTCTGAACTGTCAAACCCTACTGATGCAAGGCTAAAGTATGTGTTGTTTGATTGCTGTTGCTGCCAGTAAGTAAAACCTACAGATTTACCGTAAAAATCGGTTGGCATTGTAATCGCGCCAGAAGCAACACCGGCTAACGAACGCACGTTGGCGTCATTCAAAGACACCGTAGCCGTTGACGCTTGACTAAGCTCAAGATTAATAGATGCCCCGGTAGTAGCACCGCCAAGACTAATTGGTCCAGAAACATTAAGAGTCATTATTTAGTCTCCAGCGCCTCTACGCGTTTAGTCAACTCAACTAGCGCGGCAAAGGCAAGAACTCCTAGTTTCTCATAGTCCACAGCTAGCGTACCGTCCTCACGTTCACGCACTGCAATGGGGAAAACTTTCTGTACATCTTGAGCAATGACACCGAAATCAGCTTTCTGTACAAAGTATCCATCCACACCACCCTTGGACTCAAGATACTCATCTGTCCAGTCAAAAAGTTTGCCTCCAATAGCGCTTACCGTAGCCAGCGCATCGGGAATTGGGCGTACGTTTTGTTTAAATTTAATATCTGACGAATAGAACGCCGTGACGTTGTTAGTAGCGCGAATCTCGCCAGTCGTACCAGACGCCGGAGTACCCACACCAAAAGAGCCAAACTGCACAGATGAAGTTGTGGTGATAGCTTGCGGGATTGAAAGCGCAATTGTGCCGGACGTAGTGATAGGCGAACCAGATACAACCGTAATGTTTGTGCCAGTTATGCCTACCGAAGTTACCGTGCCTGAACCAGTAGCAGGTGTAACCCAAGATAGCGTTCCTGCGGCGTTAGAGCTAAGTAGCTGCCCAGCAACGGTCGCGTCAGCGGAAGGCAGTGTCCAAGTCACGTCAGCAGTCAACGTGTTCGGTGCTTTAAACGATACATAGTTTGTACCGCTGGTTGAGCCTTCAAGTAAGCGGATTGATGCGCCCACAGTTGTAGATACTGGGTTGGCCTGAATAATACCTGTAAAAGTGGGAGCGCCAGTATCGTCAATTGTCGCGCCTACCGAGTTCTTCAAAAGCTGGCCAGTTGTGCCGTTATATCTAGCAATAGCGTTGGCTGTTGAAGATGCTGGGCCTGTTACGTTAGCTGTTGAGGAAGACTGAATACCAGCCAAAGCGTTGATACCGTTACAGAACACCAAAGTAGCGTTGGCATCTAGGACGGTGACACCACCAACTTGCGCTGAAGTTTTAACAGTTAGGGTTTGCCCTGTACCGTTGCGTACAACATACAGTTTTTGAGACGCAGGAATGATGATGTTTGTCGCCCCACCGGGAGAGCCGCTAAAGCTAAGCACTGCGCAACGCGCTTCGTCAGAAGTACCATTAAGCGATTGCAATGTGTAATCGGCACTCGATGTAAGCACAATAGATGCAACGCCCGCCACGGCCTGCTCAACAAGCGAACCCAAGTTACCGTTAGTAGTCGTGCCCCAAAGACCAGATTGGTCGCCAGAACCAATCAATTCAAATCGTAGAAGTGGTGAGTATGTTGATGCCATGATTTACCTTTAGTTTGCCTGAATCAGGGGTTTGGCCACACTGAAAATATCGCCGGGGTTAATACCTTGTGGTACTCCTGCGGGGTCAATGATGTCGCACACGTCATCACCATCGCGTAGCGCATGAATACAATAACAGAGTGTATTGTCCTCCATTGCGGTGAATTCGTGAAGTATCTCAGCCTTGATAAAAATAATTTGTGGGGCTGTAAAGTAGCTAGTTTGCCCGTCTACAACCGCTTTGATAGACCCCCGAGCCAACAGCGTTTGATGGTCAAATACGTGGGCATGCCCCTCATTCACGTCGCCATTTTTCTCAAATAGCATTTGACGAATAAACACGTTTGCCACACAACTAATTGTTGATACGGGTTCAGCCATTACGCAACTCCCAATTCGCCCGGAGGTGTCGGCAACAAATAGCTGTCAATGTTTGTAACAGTAGTTGGAAAGTCCCGTAGCTGCTGACGATATGTGAGCCAAGACATATACACCCCATCGCTGATGGCTGTGGGTAGGCTCAACTCTTTCTGTTCTTTGTGGCGGGTAATGACCCACTCCGACTTAGCCAAAGCTGTGTCTCTGTATGAACGCATCCGCACCCACTTTTGTGCTTCTTGGTCTGCAACGTGTTTGGCAAGTTCTTCGGGCGTAAACTTGTCTGTTATTGCCCATGTCTGCACCCAAACACCATTTTGCATTGTTGGCAAAACTTCAGCCACTACGGTGGTATCTGTTTCAGAAGGCGCAGAGTTAGGAGAAACACGAACATAGCCGTCAGGCAAATTGTTGGCAAAATCAGGGTCGATGCTGCGATCCGTGAAACGCGAACGAATTTCTAACTCTGACAGTGGGTATTCTGTGATTTGATTATTTTCAAGTTTTGCGTACATGCTATACCTCAATTTCCTGCAAGGAACGGAAACGAACGCCCGTAACCCCAAATAATACGAATAGCTCCGCCTTGCGCAGCAGTTTCTGCGGCAGCAAGATCAGTCCCTGCAGCGCCTCCGCCATACGTTCCGCCACCTGTTAAATTACCTGCAATTAATATTGTTTGTGTCCCGCCAGAAGCTGCGCCGCCGCCAATATACGCATCAGCGCCTGCTCCAGCACCGCCAGCAAGACCGTTACCGCTCTGTCCTGTAAGCCCAACACCCCCACCAATCCCGCCACGGTCTGACCCCCCACCGCTTCCGCCACCACCACCACCGCCACCAGAACCGGCTGTACCAGCAAGTGAAGATCCTGTTCCACCATCACCGCCGTTACCCGCATACCCCCCAGCGCCTCCACCACCTCCGGCTCCGGATACGTTTGTTGTTCCGCCTAGACCGCCTTCGCCGCCACCAATGTTTCCGCTGATTGTGGACCCCGTAGCACGAACCGTACTGGCCGTAACGTCTGCTGTTGGTTTATTACCCCCTCCAGCCCATAAAACTGCGGACGCTGTAGTCGCCCCACCAAATAAAGTATTTCCGCCATTGGTAGCGGCGCTAAAACTGGCCCCCATAACTCCCGCGCTTCCAACAGTGTATGGGATTATTTGACCCGGAGTAACAAGATAGTTATTTATATACCTTAGTGCGCCACCACCACCCCCTGCGCCTCCGGAAGTTGTAAAAACACCGCCAGCGCCCCCGCCCACGCAAACTACGCAAATACTGATTACGTTAGCAGGGACTGTCCAGTTACCGCTACCAGAAGTAAAAACCACTTCACGAGTATCTTGAGCTGCATTGCTGGGGAACACGACCGCTGAAGAGCACACAATACGTACACAACCGTCGCCGCCGGGATTAGTGTACTCTGCGGGATCCGTGCCCGCTCCTCCGGACCCGCCTCCGTACAACCCACCTTGACCTGTTAAGGTACCAACAGCAGGGCTACCCCCATTTTGACCGCCGCTACCACCACCGCCTCCTCCAACAGTAACGCTAGTTGTTCCCGCCGCACCATTAGTCCCAGTACCGTAAATACCAACTCCGCCACCGCCAGCGGCTCCAAAAGCGCCGGTAACCGCAAAGCCGCCGCCGCCACCACCCCCAGCACCCGCAGTAGGCCCCGGCGTAGCATTGGCATAGCCGCCTGCGCCTCCAGTACCTGAATACCCGCCAGCCCCGCCTCCGCCACCACCACCATCAGGAGCGCCATTTCCGCCTTGTCCGCCAGTTCCACCCGTACCAACAGCAACCGTGCCGCCCGCGCCCCCTAAACCCCCCGTACCGGGAGACGCAGTTAAGCCCGCACCGCCGCCTAAAGCTCGACATAAATTTGTAGCACCACGGCGTACATACGATTCGTTTCCTGCATTTCCAGCATTTTGAGCGTTTGCGCCTAAGCCCCCCATGCCAGCAAAAACGGTTAAAGTCTCACCCGGAGTTACCGGTATTTGGTTTACGTAGGCCAACGCCCCACCGCCTCCCCCGCCACCGCTTGTGTTGCCTGATTTACCGCCGTTCGCAAAGCCACCACCACTGCCCCCACCTCCAACACACAGAATGGCTATTTGGGTAACGCCTACAGGAACCGTCCATGAAACCGCTGTGCTTGATGCGCCAAATAATGCGTTTCGAGGCAGGTTTAATATGTTATATACCCCTGCACGAGTCGCTAAAAGACGTTCAGTAGTCTTGTCCATATTAGGCAAAATTGTTCATAAAAGAGGCGTACCATACCGCGCCCCCATTATCGGTGACAAAGAATATTAAGTTGTTGCCCACGGAAAGGGTCGGGGGTGTCGAAAAAGCCCATAGAGTACCTGTAGGCCAGACAACTGTCCCGGAGGTGTATGTAATTTCTAACGTGAACGAAAGCACAGGGGGAGACGTTACCTCCTTTATGCTTGGCACATTGCTGACGGTAAACGTAGTGTTACCCGCAACAGACTTAGTAAAGTAGTTTGCTTTTGAAAGATCAATGTCGCTAGCTGCTACGGGAAAGACTCGCCCGCGCTGAGAACCAAACAGGCCAATCTCCCCGGTAAGACCGGGACTGTTGACTGGCGCATACTGTACTGGGGGAGTGATTGTTGTAATCTTAATCAGCGCGTCAGGAGCTGATGCTGAGCCTCCTGTAATATTGCCATCAGTAACAGAACCATACCCTGTAGCGGCAACTAATCCAAGCCATGCCGCGCCATCCCACGTCCAAGTTTTACCTAGTGCGGAAAACGCTTGTCCTGTTACGGGGCTTACTGGGAAGTCAAGCGCTGCCATGATTAATACTCGATAATTACAAGACCAGCGGTACCTGCGCCGCCTATAGCAGCGGCAGCGGTAGCACCGTTATACCCGCCAGCGCCCCCAGCGCCGTACCCTGTGGCTGCGATACCGGTTGTTACCAAGTTAGAAGTTTTACCGCCTTGACCAAAGCCTAATGGGGCATTACCGCCATCGCCATATTTTGCGGCTGTCGCAGCTTGTGTTCCGCCCCAATTGCCTTGGTTACCAACAATGTTCAACGTACCACCTGTAGCAGTGCCGCCGCCGCCACCTGAGTTTGCAGTACTTGGCATCAACTGGCCGCCGGAACCGCCCCCTGCCGTATATGTGACAGCGTTATAGACAACCGAAGAGCTACCGCCAGCTGCACCAGCCGCCGCATTACCGCCAGCACCCAATGCGCCAACCGTGAAGGTCAAGCTGTTTTGGCCTGCGACATATGTAAAGTAAACAGCGACTAGCCCGCCGGAGCCGCCACCGCCGCCAATTTGACCCGCTGTTGCAGCTGTGCCACCTCCACCACCACCCCCACCAAGAATAGTGACTTTGAATCTAGCGCCAGTCGACGTCAGGGCTGTGGGCAGGTTGTATGTTGCGCCTGTACCGGTTGTATACACAACCATATTTTGAAAACCTGCGCCAAGGCCAGTAATAATCGTGGCTCCAAGAATTGATTTATTGGTCAGTGTCTGTGTGTCTGTAGTACCGACGATAGCCCCGGAAGGCATTGTTTTAATTGTGTACGCCAAAGAAGCCCACGCAGTAGAACCGTTGCCAACTTTAAATAAGTTTGTATCCGTTTCGTATCCTACTTCGCCGGAAAGCAAAACAGGGTTAGCAGAAGTCCAGTTTGCCGCTGTGTCACGCCGCCATTGAATTTGAACTGTCATGTTGCGCTTCCTCCGTTAAAAATTAAAGCGTTCCACGTAATTGTAGTCGCGGACCCGCCGTCTAAGTTAGACAAATCTACCCCACTCATACCAGAATTTACTGATACAAATTGGTTTCCTGATACATCAGGGTAATAAAGATACATATCTCCAGTTTCTGAATCCCACCACGTTTGTGCTTGCGATGGGTTAGTAGGCGAAGCTGTTCCAATAAACGTAATTGATTTTGAGGAGGGCAACGTGATGAACACGTCTTTTGCATACCCGCTCAAAGACACAAGACTACCGCCGTTAGACGAAGCTAGCACAGCCGTGCGTGCAAGTGTCGGGCCTGTCGATGAGTAAGTGCCGATACCTACTTCCCAATCGTTTGTAGATAGGTCAGAAATGGCGTAATACGTGGTGTTTCCGTTACCCACGCTAGAGAAATTTTGAAAGCCTGCAACTGCTGGACCAAGCGTAATTGTGCCTGTGCCCGTTGTTGTGGACGTTACTCTTGCCCGATCAAGTAGAGCTAATGCCATGTTTGTCCTTATGGTTGGGTCGGTATGACCGCCCAAATCGTACTCTGCGAATTATCAATCGTACCCCAAGTAGTACCTTGACTGTTATTTATATTTTGCCAAATTATGGTCTGTGAGTCATTAATTAACTCCCACAAATATCGTGCGGTAGTAATATCGCGTATCTGCGTATTCTCGCTTACAAGCGCCCCAAACACAAGCAGTGATGCAACTTGCGCATAGGCTTCGGCTGACTCAACCACGGCTACAGAAAACTGAGGATTGCCTGCTGACGAGTCGCTTGCCCGCGCTGTTTCTGTCTGCACAATAGGAAAGTATGTGCCCGTTACAGTATTAATGTCTTGTGCGGCGGCAGTCACGCTTAAAGACGCGCTGAAATTACTTGGAGCAACAGATGGCAAGTCTTGTGGTTGAACGGTCTCTGATATAAACGTAACAACAGGGAAAGACGCAGATGTAAGTTCGGATGCAGCAGCGCTTTCGCTTATGCTGCCGGGCAGATTAAAGAACCCTGTTATTGAATCGCTTGCGTTAACAGTCTGAGTTATCGATGAGTAGAACTGAACGCCCGCAGCAAACGCGTCTGACGCCCGAGCCGTGTCGCTTACCGAGACGGGGAATGTACCTAATGAGAATACAGTTGAAGACGCTTGCGCAGTGTTTAAAACCGCCGCGTTAAATACGCTAGGCTCTACCAGTACGGTGTCGGAAGCCCGGGCAGACTCACTAGCAAATAGTGAGATCGACGCTAAAGAGAAAGCGGTGCTAGATGCTTGCGCAGATTCGGAAATTAAAACGCTATAAACCGCGCCACTTGAAGCAAGTGACGAAAACGGTACTTCTGCAAACGCTGCGTATCCAAACACCCAGCATCCTCAGTTAAGCCGCGACGAGTTCGCTTTCCTCAAACCAGCGTTGCTGTTCTTGGTTTGCCAAGTCTGTCCAACTGATGAGGTAGAAAAACTTGCCGTCTTCATCCATACGTAATGCTTGCACAGGGCCTTCGGGAATAACCGAAACAGCTTTTACGTTCTGACCTTTTTGGAATGTTGTAGCCATGATTTAGTCCTTAAACAGCGTCGAGGTTGAATGTGTAGGTAACGTTCAGTGTGTCACCGTTGACCACAGCGCGGTCGCCGGGAGCTTGGAAATTCGACTCAGAAAACAATATACCTGATGTGCCAGATGTCACTGTAGTCAAGAAAGCGCCAGCAACTGTACCGCCCGCGCCTGAGATCGAGAACGCAGCGGTAGAAGCGGAGTTACTAATAACGGAAGGATCTGCAGTAGTAGCTGTACCAAAAGTTGCAACTTTGCGAGTACCCGCGTAGTTAGTGAACTCTGTCCAGCCAGCGTGCGAAGCCAAGGTGTCTCCCGCCGCATACGTGTTACTCGCGCCGGGGCCAGTAATCAAACCGAGGTAGAAAGCCGCCGTGTAGGCGCTGCCCTTGAAGTACTGGGTGTTCATGTCTTGCAGGCCCTGATTGACCACAAGGTTAGGTGAGGACTCTTCCCACTTTAGGTTACCGTCTTTGTCAAAACACTGGACAGTGAATACGCCACCAGCGCTGGCGCTTTGGGTGGCTTGGGTAGAAGCGGCTAAAGCAGACGCCACGGTGTCAGTTGATTTTGCGATGTCATTAAACATAGTCGCTCCTTATGCGATTCGGATGATTGCGGAAGTGTTGGTAGCAGAAGGGAACTGCACCGTAAAGGTAGAGGTCGATGTTTTATCTGACCCAAAATCAAGAACGCATACCGAACTGTTCGGCGTGCCCACTTGGTAAATCAATGCCCCACGCGCTGTCAAAGCAGCGTTAAACGTCACGTTGCTAAACGAGATATACGCTATCGTGCCAGAGCCGCCAGTAGTAGGAGTTTGTGAAACTGTTAACGCTTCGCCACCAGCTGTGTACCCTGAAGCAACTACTTCTCCAACCATACCAGCGGTGTAAGCCGCAGTATCAGGGCCAATATTAGCGTTAGCTGTGTACAAGGCAATCTTAAAATTGCCAGGATCAAAGTCATAGACTTGATTCATCAACCCTGTCTTGAATGCGTTAGTAGCGCTTTGCTGGATAGTCATATTAAGTCACCTTAATACTAATTTGACCAGCGCGGTACGCATCGTTGCGCTCCATACCATCGCCCAGACGTTTAGCCAACGCAAGCGCTTCCATATATTTTTGGTTATAACCCATAGCAATCTCTGGGTCACCTTTCATGTAAGCATATGCTTCCACAAGAGAACCGTACAAAAGTACAGAATCAAAGTTGTCCCCTAGCCACGTAGTACCACTTGCTGCAACGCTGATTGACTCAGGGTAATAGAAGTAGTGCAGCTCAACGGTGTAACTTGCGTCTGGTGTTGGGCCAAGAATAAACGACAGCTCGTTCGTAATCGCGGGAGGCGAGGTGTTAGTTGTTGTCGGGCCAAACAAAGCGTAGTACTTCGGCAGCCCGTTGTTTGCGATTGAGGTGTTTGGGTACGCCTGACGGATGAAGTTCACATCTTTGTTTAACAAATATTCATAGTTTCCCAAAGCGTCGACAACGGCTAGCGAATACACCGCTAAGAAGTCAAGCGGGCACGAAACATATTTATTGTTGTTTGTAGTCAAACCCGTTACGTTTTTACGTAAGGAGGGAAACTGAATATTGTTAAAAATACGTTGCTCAGCCTGCTGAACAAAGACAGGGATGTTTGCTACGAAAGATGTTTCGTAGTTCTCCGTGTATTGCTGAATCAGCGTGTTGAGCGTCGCATAGTTCATATTAGGCCATTGGTCCTCGTGCCATCACGCCTTTAGTAGCGCAACCGTTACCGCGAGTTTTGATACCAGTTGTCTTTACGTCAGGATTATAGCCATCACGATTGATGTTACCTACCGACATGTTTACTGTATCTGCGCGAGTTGGTTTAGCGCCGCTGTAGCCGTTACCCAAATCAACTTTACCGCCCGACATGGTATGTGGTGGTGCGTAGATTTCAGCATTGCCGACTTCTTTGCCGCCTTGCTTTTGACTGAATTTAGCCATATCAACCGCCTTTTTTATAGGTGAAAGATGATTTCTTTTGGTTGGCTACTTTAGCCAAACCACGACCCAGAGATTTCATCTGAGCATTTGTCTTGCCGCCCTTGGCAAACTTAGTCATAGGCTGACCGGGATGCAGCTTCTTCTCGTGCTTGTGCACGGCTCCAGCCACCATCTTCTTGTCTTGTTTCAAATCTGCTTTATCCATTTTAAGCTCCTTATGTCGTTGTAACCGTAACTGTACCAATTTCTATTGCTAACACCAAATAATTTGGTGTTAACTCCGTGTCAAACAAGCTAGCACCACCTACTGGATTCCAGCCCCACTGGATATCTCTACTGCCTTGAGTTGTAAAACCAAAACCATCTGGAGAAGTGCTATTAGTCAACAATATTTGCAAACCATTAGTTCCCGCTTGTGTATAGCTTACATCAGGACGCGGCTCTCGTACAGCTTGTGGATCATCCACTGGGTACATACCCAACTGTAACTGAGGTTGATCAGGGTCCCAACACTCAGGACACACTTTTAAATTAAATAGGCGCGTCTTAATAACTTCTTTTCTCAAGTCTTTTAGCATAAACCGCTCATCACAGCGGTCACACTGAGCAATTGAATATTTACCAGAAGCGTACCTACTAGACATACATCACCTATAGAACGACTGTCTTGGGACGTAACGGTCAGGAGCCTTCTCACGGTCTTCTTGGGAGGCTAATGTCCATTGTTCTTCGTAAGCGGATTTAAGCAGGGCAATACGCTCCATAGGCACGTCAGGACGCTTAGACCCAACATAATATGCTAGACCAGCCACTACACACGGAATCAGCCGGAACGGGATGTCTTGCACGTTGACGCCGTTGCCTGCGTCCTGCATGCGGCGCATACGCCAGTAGACAAACACGTATTGGTCGCCGGGGGCGTTAGGAGTGGGCCACACGTTCACAGACGTGAGGTTGTTAACTGTTACGGCTGCGCCGATCGCATGCCCC